ATATTTAGTAATACTTTCTATTTTGTCATCAAATATTTCTACAACTTCTCTATGTATATCTATCATGTTTAGCCCCAATGTATTGATGTTAAAGCATTTAGTTTCTTTTGATGTGCTTCTGATACTTCTACAGGTTCTGGCATATCATTGTCATACAAAACATATTGTATTTCATTTACATATACGCTTCCCATATCTGCAAAATATCCATCCTTTTCTTCTATGTGAACCATTCTAGTTATACCTTTCATGTTATCCATGATAGTAGCAAATCTAGGTTGGTTTGAAATTATAGGTATAGGTGTTAGTTGAACTCTCATACCTTTTCTTAAGTCATTATGTGTCATTTGTATCTCCTTGTAGTTGTGAATTGCCCTGCCATTATAACCGAACAGCAGGGCGTTGTCAAGTCAAAGTTTAACTGAACTTTGCTACTAAATCTTCAATCATTTGTCTAGCATTAAAATCTCCAGACATACCTGCAAATCTTACTTCTTCAGTAATTGCTTGTCGAATTTCATAATCTAAACCATTAGTATTTATATGAATAGTAGGTCTGCTACTGTGATAGTTTTCATTGCATATACCCTCGTTATACCCTGTAAAACCTTGTTGTTCATTAAAGTCTTTAATTCTTTGTTCAAGGTTATTTCTTGCAGAATTTAATTCACTTTTAAGCTTGTCAATTCTGTCATATTCTTTTTGATATTTTGTAGTTTCAGTAAGAAACTGCTTCCATTCTGGTTGAGATTTAATATCTTTTTCATAAGCTTCTCTTCTTACTTGTTCTACACTTTTGACAACCTTATTTATAATTAAATCTTGGTCGCATATTCTCATTTGTTTTGCCATAATAATCTCCTATATGTATAGCTGTTAATATAATTAGGCAGTTTTTGGTTAGTGATACCTAGCACTATATATACTTTAAAACATAGGAATAAAGCACATATATTTTCTACCAAAGTTTAACACTCTACCTCTATTAGTTTTATAAGTTCCATACTTATTAAAACCTCTAGTGTTAGTAGCTACTCTAAACTTTAATCCAAATAGATTAAAGTGATAGAAAAACTTGTTAGAACTTTCGCTATCTCTAAATACTTTTATCATAGTATCTCCTTGCCTATCGGCAGTTGGTTATTGATTGCCCTATACAATAGCAAATCCAATCGGACTTGTCAAGAGGAATAGGGCGTATAAGATTTAATGTACGATTTTTAAATTAGGTTTTTTATCCTCTTTTTTGACATCTAATACATTATAAGGATTTTCTAGTATCTCTGTAGCTATGTCGCTTTGAGATATTATTGTTAAACATTCTAATATTAAATTAACTAAGTCATCTCTATCTAAAATATTATATAATAATTTATCTGTATTTTGAAATGCTTGTTCATCTGTATCAGCTTCTTGTCTAACTTTAGTTAGTAATTGCATAAATTTCATATATGTCATTTCATTTTCCATAGTTTACTCCTGTAAATAACTTATTATTCTTAATAAATCATCATCTTCATTAAGATAATTATTAAATATTAATGATTGTCTTAACTCTTCAATAAAATCTCTATGATAAGATTTATCTGTTATAGCTTCATAATCATTATCTCTATAATTAGTTTTTTCTCTAACAAATTCTACTAAACCTTGTAAAACTTTTAATTCTTTTGTGGTAGGTATAGCCATAATTTACTCCTATATTTTAATTATTTTCCAAACAGTTCCCTGTTCCATTGTAGTATCGTTTAAGTAATCTTTGCATGAGGACACTTTTACCCATCCAAATTTCCAACTAGAATAAAACATACACCTTTCTTCTTTGTAGTTGTAGGCTTCACGAAACCTATAACTCTTTGATTTAAGGTATCTTTTAGCCTTGTCAAGACTGTTAAACTTGATAGCTTTTTTTGACTTACTATCTCTGATAGTAGCCATAATAAATTTACCATTAGGATTTTTACATTTCTTTTTCATAATTTATATCTCCATATAATCAAATTGTTCATCATCAATAACTTCGTTATTATCTAAATCAATACAAAACTTTGTAATGCTTGTTTCTTCTGATGTTTCATCATCATCATTCTCGAACAAATCTATTAGTTGTTCTGTTTCAATTTCGTTGAAGTTCAGTTCTTTTGGTTGTGCCATAATCGTTCCTCGTTGGTTGATTGCCCTATTACACTAACAGTTGCCACAGCAGTTGTCAAGAGGAATAGGGCGTATATATTTATTGTTTATATGTTTCACCAAGCTAATCTGCTTCGGTCATACTCAAAATATTTAGGGTTGTATGTAAATCCGTAATCTTTCCACCATGCTCTAGGTCTGGAATATTTACCTGTAATATTATATTGTTTACAGGAAGCATCAACCATACTATCTTTTCGCCATTGCAGAAAAGCTCTAATCTTAAATTTTGCCAAAGGCATTCTAGCTTTATGTGTTTTACTTTTCATGTAAACCCACTTTCTACCAACCTTTATTTCATAAAAGCGATAGCCATATTTACCATTGAAACCTGTATAAAAATGGTCAGACATTTGAGGGTTCAAAAGCCTTTCCATACGAGTTTCGCTAATTGCATGAACTAAATTTTCCATTAGGACACCAACCATAAAGTATAAAGCACGAAGCCCATAACAAATAAAAATCCAAAAATAATTTCCATAATCGAAATCTCCAAAATGTTGCAACCGACACCATTGCTGATTGCCCTATCAATTATAAGCATTGCCGAATTTTTGTCAAGTAGGAAAGCACACATAAAAACAAATATTACAGGCTACATGTAAATAAAAGTTTATGCGTAAATATTTATGTGTTTTATGTGTAAATATTTATGAAAGCTCTCCCATTATTGCCATAGCATAAAGATTTTACAGGCATATATAAGCCTTATGCGTAAATATTTCGAGATTGTTCGTTGATTTTTTTGACTGAAAATTTGATGATTTTACTTTCTTCGCCTGTTGTCGCAGGAAGAATATTATTCTACGCAGGACAATCACGCAGGAGAAAGGTGTTGACAAATGAGAGTTAATCGGATTACTATGTAAAGGCTTCGGCAATGTCGCCCTAGCTTATTTCCCTAAAGGGAAGGAGTGCTTTATCAAAAATTCAGCAAAAACTTCGTTTTCTATTACTAACCCTGAAGCTTTAGCTTCTTACGGAATGGTTCGCAAAATTGCTTCGCAATTCAGCAAATCTGCTAAATGTCCAAAGGACATCAAGTGGGGAACTATTCATGGTCATTTCTTACAGAAATTAAATGACACAAAAAATCCCTTGACACAAGGTCAAGTTGCTAAAGTGTTAAGCCTAAAGGCTTTACCATCTGCCGACATCAAGGCAATGCGTTCTTACAAGAAACTTGTAAATCTTGGCTAAACCTACCTAGCTTCCTAGCTGAAAGCCCCTGTATTCACAGGGGTTTTTTTTACCCTGTACATTCTCCTGCTAAACTCTTTAGAGTTTTCCTACGAGAACAATACCTACATATCAAGTTTACATCAAGCTCTTTAGAGCTTACATACGAACTTAAATACATAACGCACAGGATAGTATTAACCATAGGTTAAATGGTCTGTAAAGCCTTGTCATGTCGTTATAGACTGCTTAACTCTTTAGAGTTAGAATAGTTATAAAATGCCGACACATTTGCTCTGCAAATCTTGGAAACTTCACAAGTCTTTAAAGTCTTTATAGACTTTACTCGACAGCTTTCTACAGAATCTTGTTAAGTTTGTCAAACTCTGTAGAGTTTGTTAGGGTCGGGCAAGACCCACCCCCCGTACCCCTATATATATATGTAGTGGTCGAACATTTTGTGCTATTTTTGATTGGAAACTTCACAGGGCTAAACAGAGCTGAACAGCTCCCTAGGTTATGTATTTAACCCCCGGCAGACTTAATCTTATTATATAGATTAAAAAGCATTTTGTCAAGTGTTTTATTAATTATTTTAAATACTTGACAAATGCCCCTTTTAAGTATATAATATCTATATGTCTTTACCTACAACAAAAAGAAAGCTGACAGAAAAACAAGAGTTATTTCTCAATAGTCTTATAGAGACTAAAGGAAATCTTAAACTTTCGGCAGAACTTGCAGGTTACCAAGGAAATCACTACCAAGTAATTAAAAGTCTTAAACATGAAATAGTTGATTTAGCCTCAGATGTACTTGCAAAAGAAGCCCCTTCTGCAGCTTTTAAACTTGTTGAAGTATTAGAAAGTAATAAACCACTACCTCAAGCTAATGTAAAGCTACAAGCAGCTCAAACAATACTTGACAGAGTTGGTTTAGGTAAAAAAGAACGATTAGATGTAAATCATAATGTTCAAGGTGGTATATTTATACTACCAGAAAAAGAAACTATAGATGTGACAGACTATGAAGAACTATCTGAATGAGATATATCAGTTTGCTCAAGACCATCCAGTATGGTTTTGTGTTTGGTTTATAGTCGGTTGGATTATAGGTAAAGGTATACTTCATTCATTGTGAAGATATACTTGACAGAACTAGAAATATATGGTAATGTTTATGCAGGACCAAATATTATTGCTGCAACTTTAGAACAAGCTGAGTTAGCAGCTAATAAAAATGGATTGGTTGTTGTAGGAGAACTAGAAAACATTGTTGTTAATGATGATGTTTCTTACCCTACTAAAGTACAACTAGAAAATAAAAGGACAATACACTAATGGCTAAAAAGAAAGACCCAAGACTTGCAAGAGCAGGAGTAAGTGGTTTTAATAAACCCAAGCGTACTCCCGGACACCCTACTAAATCTCATATTGTTGTTGCTAAATCAGGCGATAAAATTAAAACTATACGATTTGGACAACAGGGTGCAAAGACTGCTGGTAAACCTAAAGCAGGTGAATCAAGCAAAATGAAAAAGAAAAGAAAGTCTTTTAAAGCTAGACATGCTAAGAATATTGCTAAAGGAGTAATGTCTGCAGCCTATTGGGCAAATAGAGTAAAATGGTAAAAATGTTTAACAAGCTACACAAATTTATGAAATGTGGAAGAATAAATAAAGTATGGAAACTATTTAGCTAATGGCATATTCACAAAAGGTAGTTGATAGGTTTGAAAGTGTTTTAAACAATCCAGCAAAACATTCTGTTGGAAGGTTTGACCCTAAAGACCCTAATGTTGCTACAGGAATGACAGGTTCTCCTGCATGTGGTGATGTTATGAAACTACAAATAAAACTAAATAATAATGTCATAGAAGATGTTAAATTTAAAACATATGGCTGTGGGAGTGCTATTGCATCCTCTACTATGTTTGTAGATATGTTAAAAGGTAAAACTATAGAAGAAGCTAAACTTATTAAAGATAAAGACATAGCTTCTGCATTAGAATTACCACCAATTAAATTGCATTGTAGTGTACTAGCAGAAGATAGTATTCGTAAAGCAATAGAAAACTGGGAAGATAAAACTTCATATAGAAAACACAATCAATTATATCCTCAGAATGGAATGTAAAAAATGCCACATTTAGGAGGAATTAAATTTAAAGCCTTACATAAACAAAAAGGTAGATTATCTATGAGAAGAAACCAAGGTAAACCCGGACATGTAACTCGTGAAGAGTTTGATAAAAACTGGGATATGATTTTTAAGAAAGGAGAAAAGAATGGTAGTAAAAAAAAGAAAGACTAAGAAAAAGTCTAAAGTTAATGAAGCTGGTAATTATACCAAACCTACTATGCGTAAGAGGCTTTTCGAGAGAATCAAAGCTGGTTCTAAAGGAGGTAAACCCGGGCAATGGTCTGCTCGAAAAGCCCAGATGTTAGCTAAACAATACAAAGCCAAAGGGGGAGGCTATAAATAATATGAATATAATATTACAATATATACAAAAATTATTAGATAAAATAAATAATTTTTTTAAATAAAATGCCTAGAAAAAAGAAAGACCCTAAAGTAGGCACAGGTAAAAAACCTAAAGGTAGTAGTAGAAGATTATATACGGATGAAAATCCAAAAGATACAGTAAGTATTAAATTTGCAACTCCAGCAGATGCTAGAGCTACTGTAGCAAAAGTTAAAAGAATTAAAAAACCATTTGCTCGTAAGATACAAATACTAACAGTATTAGAACAAAGAGCTAAAGTAGCTGGTAAAACTGTACAAGCTGCAATAGCTAAACGAGGAAAAGAAGCAATAAGGAAAAAAAATGGCACTAAGAAAAAGTCAAAGAAGTCTTAGAAAATGGACTAAACAAAAATGGAGAACTCCTAGTGGTAAAAAGTCTAGCGAAACTGGTGAAGTATATGCTCCAGAAGAACAAATAAAAAGATTAAAATCTACTAAAAAAGGTAGAGCAAAGTTATCAAGAGCTAATAAAAAGAAACGAGCTGCTACTAGGTCAGGTAAACAACATGCTAGACATGGACTTCATAAAAGAAAAAAATTAAATCAAGGAACAAAATCAACTGATGATTTATATATGGATTATTTTCAACCTAAATTTAATATGGCTTATAACGAAAATGTAGAACTTAAAAATGCAACAGATAAAGGTTTATGGAGAATGATTAGGAATAGGATAACTCAAGTTAAAGAATATAACGACAAATATTATATTATGCCTACTATTAGTTTTACAACAGCCGAGCCTATTGAAGGAAATCAAGTTTTACAACAAGCATTACCTTTAATAGAAGAAGGAACAATAGGTGGATATGGTAGTAAAAAAGAAGCAAAAGCTGCTCTAAATAAAATGATGAAAGACTTAGTTACAGAAGCTAAAATTAGTTAATGTCTATACCTAAAAATTATATAAAGAAAAAAAGCGTTACTATACCTTTTGGTTATGAACTAAGTAGTATTAAAGGTTATCTAAAACCTATAGAATATGAATTAAAAATACTTAATCAATACATACAATCTGTAATTAATCAAGAATATTCTTTAAGAAAAGCAGCAGAACTTATAACAGAAGAAACAGGTAGAAAAATAAGTCATGTAGGATTATCTAAAATTGTACAAAAAGCCCCACAACCTAAAGTAAAATACAAGTATTCACCAGAACAAAAAAGAAAACAAAAACTAGCTAGAGATAAAAAAGAATTAGCAAAAGCAAAAAAGAAAATAGCTTATAAAGAATCTAAAATAAAAACAGAACAAGAAGTACTCAAAAAAGCTACAGAAAAAACTACATCTAATATAGTAACTGATGAGCAGTTAGAACAAGTATCTCCTACAGTAAAAGAGATATTAGAAGAAAGTAATGTAATATTTCATGCTAATGAAGGTCCACAAACAGACTTTTTAGCTGCTGATGAAAAAGATGTGTTGTATGGTGGAGCTGCTGGTGGTGGTAAATCCTATGCTATGTTAGTTGACCCACTACGCTATGCTCATAAAAAAGCACATAGAGCATTAATATTAAGGCGTTCTATGCCAGAACTTCGTGAAATGATTGACAAGTCTCGTGAACTATATCCACAAGCATTTCCCGGTGCTAAGTTTCGTGAAGTAGAAAAACTATGGAATTTTCCTAGTGGTGCAAAAATAGAGTTTGGATTCTTAGAAAGAGATGCAGATGTATATAGATATCAAGGACAAGCATATAGTTGGATAGGGTTTGATGAAATAACACACTTACCTACAGAGTTTAGTTGGAATTACCTTGCTTCTAGGCTTCGTACTACTGACCCAGAAATAAAAACTTATTTAAGATGTACAGCTAACCCCGGTGGTGTTGGCTCTCATTGGGTTAAAAAAAGATATGTAGATTCACATGAATATAATAAAAGTTTTATAGGTAAAGATGGTTTAACTAGAAAATTTATACCAGCTAAACTAGCAGACAATCCATACCTCGCAGAGGATGGAGTTTATGAACAAATGCTTAAATCTTTACCACCAACTCAAAGACAACAATTATTAGAAGGTAACTGGGATGTTGCAGAAGGTGCAGCTTTTACAGAATTTGACCCAAATGTACATGTTATATCACCATTTGCATTACCAATTCATTGGGAAAGAGTAAAAGGTATTGACTATGGATATGCTTCAGAAAGCTGTTGTTTATGGGGAATAATGGACATAAATGATAATACTTTAATAATTTATAGAGAATTATACAAAAAAGGCTTGACAGGTGTTGAATTAGCTAGTATAATAACAGATATGGAGACAGAAGACCCTTTTTCTGTTAGTGGTGTATTAGATACTGCAGCATGGGCAAATACAGGAACAACTGGTCCTACTGTCGGAGAATCTCTTGTTAGAGCTGGACATAAACTAAGAAGAGCTGACAAAAATAGAATACAAGGTAAAATACAATTACATGAGTATTTAAAGGTTAGAGAAAATGGTAGACCAAGATTACAAATATTTAATACTTGTCCTAACTTGATAAGAGAATTGCAGTCTATACCATTATCAAAAACTAATCCAGAAGATGTAGATACTCATGCTTCTGACCATGCATATGATGCTTTGCGTTATATGATTATGAGCAGACCAAGAATGGATAGTCCATTAGAAAGAATAAGAGGACTTAAAAGAGAAATGTATAAACCTTTAGATAGTACATTTGGTTATTAATATGGAAGAAAATACATTTTTAAATGCTGATAATCTTTATGAAGAAGTAGAGGGTGAATCTGGAAAAACATTATCATTAGAAGAAGAACAACAAAGAAATCTTATTGGTATTATAAATGGTAGATATGCTCAAGCAGAAAATGCTAGAGATTTAAATGAAAAAAGATGGATAAAAGCATATGAAAACTATAGAGGTTTATATGCTAAAAATGTTAAATTTAGAGAATCTGAAAAATCTAGAGTATTTGTTAAAATA